TGAAGATGAAGACAAGGATGATAACATACGAATCATATGGGGAACCAACATACGAACCAAATGGAGCGCGATAGATGGATATTAGAACAGAGATTTATAATACTTTACAGACAGCGAAAACAAGTCGAGAAAAAAAGAAAGAAAGCGATCAACTAATAGCTGAATGTCTTTTCCTAGGCGTATGTCCAAAATGTGGAGAGGATCTCGACACTTATGAGACTAAGACTTATGAGAATCCTCTTTATAAGTTCGACATTCCTCAACACGATACTTCAAAAAAGAAAGAAGCTAAATGCAAGTTATGCGACTGGGCAACGGAACAATACTTACCTATTGAGGAGAGAAACGAATGAGTGTTACGCGTGATCCTGCACAACACTCCAAGTGTTATGCTGACTATAGGACAACACTCCAAGTGTTACGCGCGATCCTGCACAACACTCCAAGTGTTATGCGTGGCTCTGCACAAGACTCCAGGTGTTACGCTGACTATAGGACAACATTCGAAGTGTTACGCGTGATCCTGCACAACACTTTAGGTGTTACGCAGGCTACTGCACAAGACTTAAGGTGTTACGCGTGGCTCTGCACAACACTACAAACTAAAAAAAGGAGAAGGGATAAGATGTCAAAGAATAAGGAACAAATAGTTAACGGACTAATAAGTTTAGGGATTTATCTAATCGGGATAGTCATTTTAGTAAAAGGTGGAGGATGGAAATTACCTGTTGGAGTAAGTCTACTTATATTGAGCAATAACATGTCATTAGCACAGCGGGATAAGGTTAATGACTCTAAATAAAAGACGGATTTGTCTGGGATCACACGTCAATGGAGGCCAATGATTGGCCTGTAAGAATTATATATTAATGAACAATAACTTAAGAAAGGATGGCCTATGCCTGCACAATTCTATAAAATCACACTAACAAAGTATAAGAAGGCTCTCAAGAACACTGGTGGCATTAAGAGTAAGATTTGTAAATCACTTGGTATCGTGCGCACAACTCTTGATAAATATTTATCAGCTAATCCAAAAGCTATGACGTTTTATACTGAGGAGAAGGAACGAATTGGAGATGTAGCAGAAAGTGCGCTGTTCGAGGCAATTCTTAATAAAGACTTAAAAGCAATCAAATGGTATCTTGGACGTATGCATAAGGATAGAGGTTATACTGTTCAGACAGAAATGTTAGACGTTACTCCTAAGCGGGAGAATAAGTTAAGTGAAGAACAAGTCGATAAGCTCATTAAAGATTTGGAAGCTGATGAGTAGTGTTAAGTTTGACGACTTACCTACATCTATACAGAAGCAAATGGCAAGTAGCTCGCCGTTCATTCTTGGCAAGTTCGTATTAAATTACGATAAGTTCGGTCCCATTCAGAAGGGATGGAGCGACTTTGTGCGCAAGAACGTCGACACTAACCATCTAACTAATAAGAAAGTGTTACGCATGTATCAAGGGAAACGTACAAGAGTACATTCTGGACTGTAACATTCGCTGTGTGGATCATAATAAACAACCCTAACCTAACCATACTATTAGCTAGTAGTACATTTGGGAACTCCACTGATTTCTTAAAAGAGATAAAGGGCTGTTTACTTAGCACAAGATTCGTAGAGATCTTTGGGGATCTAACTGATGGCAACGACTGGACTGCAAGCTCGATAACAGTTAAGCGGACAGTTAACAAAAAGGAAAGCACGATATCTTGTACAGGTCTTGGCGTAACACTTACGAGTAAGCATTATGATATAGTTCTATTAGATGATATAGTTAGTACATTGGATAGAGATTCGGAACCAGCAAGGAAGAAGACACTAGCTTTCTTTGGAGACATATTTGATTTATTGAAGAAGTCCGAGACTTACTTCTCAATGATCGGCACGCGCTGGCACATCTCTGATGTATATCATCACGTCATTACTAACATCAACAAGAAGCTAATCGACTCAGGACTAGAACCAATAGATGTACAGGTCACACCAGCTTATGGTGACGGTAAAATGATTGACTTCAATAACTACGACGCGTCTAAGGAGAACTTTCCTACAATACTTAATAAAGTAAAACTACTGGAGCTACGTGCACTAAAAGATATAAGTATGTTTCAAGCTCAATATCAGTTGAATCCACTCTCGGGAAGCGATCAGATATTCAAGAAAATACATTATTACAATCATCAAGCAACTAAATACAAGTGCTTCGTTATCTATTCGGACCCTTCATTAAGCACTAAGGCAGGCGCATGCGATTCAGCAATTGTCTGTATAGGTAAGATAGATGGAGGTGAGCATAACAATAAATGGGCTTGTTGCTACGCTGATATCGATAGAAGATCTCCTGGAGACTTTGTGATAGCTCATAACAATATGTATATGATGGTAGAGGATGCACATCATAAAATCATCGACATCTTAATGGAAGCAAATAATTTTCAGATACTCCTTAAGGACGAAATGCAAAAACACGCACTTGCTCTAGGACGTAGTATTCCTACTGTAGGTAGGATAGCTAAAGAGAATAAGATTGCAAGGATAAGCGTTATGGAGCCAAATGTAACTGAGGGCTTCTTACTCTTCAGAGATGATTGGCAAACTGCTAGCGGCAATTACAAGTACATAATAGAGCAGCTTCTGAATTTCCCCCAAGGGCTTGTGGACGGTATAGACGCACTCCACGGAGCTTGGAAACATTCAAAAACAGTGAGAATTTAGTAATTAAACGTATTGATTAGTTTAGTCTATAGTATATATGCCTTTCTTTACAAAACAAGCAGATATCGATAAGAAAACAGCTGAGGTAGTTACAAAAGCTACCAACGAAGCAGTGCGTAAAACAATGGTTTTATTACAGAAGGCACACACGTATGGAACCGGATATTCAGGTTCTGAAGATTCACAAAACAAGCCAGAGAATAAACTTACTTACATACAATTATATGAATCTTATCAATGGGTTTATAAAGCTGTTTATGCGATTGCAAGTAATATCGCTGGATTGCCAATAGTTCTAACAGACTTAAATGATGAGATTATTACAAGCGGACCTGCTTTTGAAGTGCTCCAGCGTCCTAATCCACAGTATAGCTGGTATGATTTAATAGAAGCGGTTATTAGTTATGCTGAGTTAACAGGGGATTCTTTTATTGAGATAACTGGAGATGATCAGTTACAGTTATATCCTCTTCGTGCAGATTGGATAGAAATAGTTCCTAGTTCAACATCATTGGTAGAGAAGTATCTTTGGAAGCCTAATGGAATCTTAAAAGCGGAACTTACAGATGATGAAGTAGCTCATTTTAAATACTTTCATCCAAAGACAGAGCTATATGGATTATCGCCATCGCAGCCAGTAAGATCTACTATGATAGTGGATGCATATGCTCAACGGTATCAGAAGAAGTTTTACGAACGAGGGTTCGGTGGAACAATTTACGGTCAATGGACTGGTCCTCAATCGCTTACAGCTACAGAAGCAGAGAGATTAAAGCAGTCAATGAATATTGATATGACAGGTGGGAGTAACATGGACAATATGCCAATTACTTTACTTGAACATGTAGAGTTGAAGTCGACTGGTATAAATCCAAAAGACACTATGGTTGCAGAGCAACGTATTAATAATAGAAACGAGGTACTGAGCTCATTTGGAGTACCATTAGTAGTGGTACAAGTCACAGATGATAAAAGTAGTACATATAATAATGTAACTGAGCAGACAAAGGCTTTCTGGCAGTATACGCAGTTGCCTAAGATTAGAAAATTAGAAGAGCTTTTGAATCATAAGGTATTTAACGCCTTAGGTGCTAAGATTACGTTTGATTTAAGTAACATTACTGCATTACAGAAAGATATCAAACTTCAAGCAGAAACAGCTAAAGCGTATGTAGATGCAGGAATCCTCACTGTTAATGAAGCAAGAGAGAAATATTTAGATATGAAAGCCTTGCCTGGGGGAGATGTTTTAACTCGGGCAGTACCTAGTCCTATGAGTGATGGATTGACTAAAACTCCAGGAGTACCTGACGAGACTGGGCCTCACGGTCGAGGACTAGGGCCTGGTAATGGTCAAGCGGATGGTAGTGGATTGAGAAAGGCAGAACTTTTAAAAAAAAAAAATAGCAAAATTAGAAAATACGACTCTTTATTCGAATGCTGAAGAAAAGAGTTTTAAAAAGATAAAGCAGTTCTTTGACTTTTATTTGAAACAAGTTTTAGAAAACTTAGGGGTTAAGGAGCTAAAGAAGTCTTTAGTTCAGCAAGCAATTGCTAATTTGTCGTCTGCTGACTTAAAGTTATTAGAAGCTCTCAATGAGATAAATTCTATTAATTTAAATAAGTTTGTTAAAGCGAATTATTCAAGTGTACGTGGTGTTGAGATGCCCGATGGAGAATTTGTAATGGCTATTAATAAGACTAAGCCATTAGTTGCTCAGTGGGGAATGCAGTCGCGAGATCATATAATGGGGACATTAAACGAGAGTATCGCAAGTAAGATAACAGCTGGATTAAATAAGAAAGCAGGAGTCCAAGAGATCGCAAGATCAATTAGGACTTTACTTATTGGAGATAAGAATAGTTACGCTCACGCAAGGACAATTGCTAGGACAGAAACAGCAAGGTTATTTAACACAGGCAAGTTTGCAGCGTATGAACAGATAGAAACTAATGGCCATGGAAAGATGATGAAGTACTGGATTCCAGGGGCTTCAGGAGATGAGAGGGATTGGCATACAGAGTTAGGGAATATGGATCCAGTTGAACTTGATTTCGAATATGAGTTAGTTGCACCGGATGGTACAGTGGAGTATGCAAAATTTCCACACGATGGATCATTAAGTGCTGTAAATATAATTAATTGTCGCTGTACTATAGGCGAAATATTTGAGGCAGGAGTTTAGTTATGGGATTAAGACAGAAATGGGCAGGAGTAGTATCAGAATATGATACGAACAAATCTTATTCTACATTACTCAAAGCAAGAAACGTTTTAGAGGAGGTAATTAAATCGGATAAGAAGTTAGAACCTCGATCAGCTCTTTCAAAACAATTATTTAAAGCGCTTGAGAATGATTTGACTATCCCGATTAGGACTGTTTGTACAAGTAAAATAGTTGACATGGCAGTTTTATCTATTGCCAAGGACTCTACTAAACCTAAGAGTGGTGATAACTTAGAAACTTGCTGTCTTATAAAAAGTGATGTTGAAGTTGGTAAGTGTGTACTTATTAAAGCATGTGCTCCAACAGTTACTAGAGACGGGAAGTTAGCATCAATTTCACTTCCTACTGACAATATAATTAGTTTCGCTATTGAAAAAGAATCAGCAGAGCCCGATGCAGTTCCAACAATATTAAGAAAGGCAGAAGAGTGTGGGATGATAGATAATACTGCAAGAGCCTTCTTAGCTACTATCGGAATAAGTTTTAGAAAAGCTATTCCGAAAGATAAGAATGGTAAAATAAATTGTGAAGTAAATCTTGTTAAAGCAGACAACTTACTTCAAGAAGGAATTATTAAAGGCGTTGTTTATGCACCCAATGAAGAAGACTATCAGGGAGATATGGCATCAGCAGGTGAGATTGAGAAAGCAGCACATATGTTTATGACAGATTATTTGAGCTTAAATTTCGAACATCAGCCCAAAACGCTATTAAAAGATGAAGCTGTACTAATAGAAAGCTATTTGGCTCCAGTCGATTTCAGTGAAGGGAATACACGCATTACGAAAGGATCTTGGGTTATAGCAGTTAAGCTATTTGATGAAGAATTAAAAGAGCAGTACAGAACTGGGGAATTAACAGGATTTTCTTTTGAAGGAACAGGTCAATCTAATTAGGAGTGATTATGGCACGGAGATTAAAAAATATTACTGTTACAGCGATTGCCCTTTGCAAAAGAGGGGTTAATGGTAAGAAAATATTTTTGATGAAATCAGATAAAAATAAAACGGAGGATGGAACAATGGGAAAGGATTTAGCTTTAGAGCTAGTGCAGGCGGAGTATATTCCTGACGAGATGAGAGAAAAGATAATTGGCTCATTGAGTGAGGACGTAAGAAAAGAGGTACAAATATATCTAGAAGCTTTAGCTGACATTGAAGCGAAAGAAAATAAGAAAGAAGATAAGAAAGAAGATAAGAAAGAAGATAAGAAAGAAGACAAGAAAGAAGACACCAACGATGAAGGCAACACTGACACTAACGACAAAGGTACAGATGCTAAGAATGACAACAATGAGGAAGTAAGTAATGAGCAATTTGACGAAGTATTTAGAACTAGAGTCGAACAAGAAGGGTTACTCGATTTAAATTAAAAAAAGGAAATTAAAAATGACTAAAGCAGAGATGGACGCAATGGTAAACTCAGGGATCGCAAGGTTGAAGAAAAGCAGAATTTCACGTAAAGGTAGTTTTGCTACAAATGAATTGTTACTTAAAAAGTCTGCTAATGACCAGACAAAAGAGTTTCAGAAAGATTCTGATGATCTTTACATTTTAGGTAAGATTACAAAAACTCCTATTCAACAGTTACCTCTTTATAAGAGTTTTGTAAACAAGTATGATAATTCAGAGCTTGCAAAAGCAATGACTCTTACTAATATGTCTGACTTCGTACCTACAGACTTGTCTGCAGATATGCTTGAAATGATTGATACTGAAAGACGTCTTTCAAAAGTATTTAAAGACATTCCAATGATTACTTCTCCTTACGAGATTCCACGTAAGAACAACCATACTACTGTTTATAAGGGTGTTGAGAATACTGCACCAACAGAAAGCAGATTCAATAGTGACGGTTATGGTGGAAAGGTAACATTTACAGCTGAAGAGCTTGTTGGATATTCAACACTTTCATATCAGATTGACGAAGATTCAATTGTTAATCTTTTAGGTGAAGTTAAGAGTGATATTGCAATAAGTATTGCACAGGCTGAAGAAACATGTATTGTAACAGGTTGTTCAGATAACTCAATTGAGTCCGATAATGATACTGCGACAGATCTTAGACGTGTAGTTGACGCTGGACTTATCAAAACTGCAGTTGCAAATGGTTTAACTAAAGACGTAAGTGCTTGGACTGTTAACAAATTGCTCGAAATGAAGAGTTCTTTGAAAAAATACGCTACAAGACCTGAAGATTTAGTTTGGATTGTTTCTCCTGCAGGTGAAAATAAACTTATGACAATAGCAGATACTAATAAGAACGTTTATTTTGCTACTATGGATAAATTTGGTGTTAACGCAGCAAATAACACTGGTGTTGTAGGTAGACTATTTGGATCAGACGTATATGTTTCTAGCGATATGCGTGAAGATTTGAATGCAAGTGGATTGTATGATGGAGTTACTGAAACTAAAACTGGTATAATTCTTGTTAATAAGAAAACATTTGGTATTGGTAGACGTAGAGGTATGCTTCTTGAGAGCGATAGAAATATTGCAAAACGTTCTCATCTTGTAACTGGATCTATTAGAATGGATTTTCAGTCATTGTACGCATCAAATGCAACAAACATTTGTTACGGTTATAACGTAGCATAACGTTTAATTAATATATCTAGCGGGTGTAAAAAGCCCGCTAGATATATAATTTAGATTGGAGGATCTATGACTATTAAAAAAGTAAGCGTTGGAACTTATAGAGATACTGTTTTTATGGATAACAAATGGCAAAATATTAGCCTCAGTTGTGGAGACTTCCTCGCAGCTGACAAAATAATTGGAGCACAGTTAATAAAAGATTATCCAAAAGACTTTATAAGTATGGAAAATGGTACTGAACCTGTTTTCGCTAGCGGCATAGATTATTCGCAAATTCCTCCTGTAGTTCAACCTGCACAAGTTGTAGAGGAACCTGTAGAAGTTGTAGAGAAAGAAGAGGAAGTCCTTAAGCATTATTATGATGTACCAAAGGAGCTTCTTAACGATACAATAAGAGATGAGATAAAAAATGATCCAATTGAGCAAGCTGTAGTGGCGGCCAAGTCTAAAAAGAGTTATCATAAAATTAAGAAGAAGAAGAGGAAATAAATGGGTGACGGATATGGTGCATTTAGTTCATATACTGTAGCAGATGTTAAAGCTTATCACGGTTATACTGACGATGATAAAGATGCTCAGATAACTCTTTTGCTTGATATGGTAGCTGACGAGATAACTGAATATTGTCACAACGATTTTCTACATAAAGAAAGAGTTGATGAAGAGCCAATTATCCCAGAGTCCCGTAACACATTCTTCACTCGCTATAGACCTGTTTCAGTAGTTGATTCTATTACATTAGATGATGTATTATTAGATACGGATTCTTACTATCTACGTAAGAATACTGGAGCAATTGATAAAGTATCTAGTAACTCTAGTATTACAAGGCACGATGGATGGGATGGATGGGGTGGATTTTGGAGTACAGTAAGAGGTAATATCAAGATTACATACACAGGTGGAGTAGCTTTGCCTAGTGACGTCCTTATGGTCTTCTATGAAAAAATAGGGGTTCGTTCGGGGATAAAGCAGAAAACATATATAGACAATCAAGGGATTGAGCAGGTTGTCATATTGAAGCAGATATCTCCAGAATTAAAGGGAATACTGGACAGACATACGTTAGTGGATTACTTTGCGAATGGGAGCAATTCTTAATGGTAATTACGAGTAATAGTAAAGAGCTATCAAAGGCTGTTGGTAAGTTTATTACCAAGTATCCAGGCATAGTAGACAATGTTACATACGGAGTAGTTACTAATGGTAAGAAAGTAATCATACAAAAGGTGAATCAGACAACCAATACGAGGACAGGAGCATTAAAGAGGGGATTTGTAGTAGTAAAAGAGTCAATGTCAGAATATGCAGTTAAGAATATAGCCACATCGTCGAGTAAATCAGGGATTGAGTATTACGCAAATGATTTAGAATATGGAACACGAAGAGGGATTGAAGCTAGAAACTTTGTTAAAGATTCTATCCCAGAAATAGAAAAGAAGTTTAAGAAAGACTTATCAAAAATGATTAGCAAAATGTGGGGGATGAAATAATGGCTACTCAAAAAGCTTCATGGCAAGCCTTTCACACCCAGTTAATTAGTGATACAGAGCTAACGGCATATGTAGGAGGAAGGTTCTATCCTGCAGAGGAGAAAATCATCAATCCAAATCAGTACCCCTTTGTAGTATATGATTTAAAGGGGACAGATGACGAAGAATACATAAGTATCCCAAAACAGAAGCTTATTGACATGAATGTAGAAGTCCATGGCAAAGTAAAAAGTACTGACAAAATAAATGATTGTTTAGATATCGAAGCACTTATAAAGGATGCTATTGAAAAAGACTTGCAACTTGGTGGAGCGGCAACAATAGTAAATATTAAAGAAACTGAATACGTAAATTTAGACAAAGATTATAGAGAAGCTAGAATAAACTTTACAATTACAACAGATAAATTCACTGCTGGGAATAGAAGTTAAATTAAAGGAGTAAAACATGGACATTAGTAAACTTAAAAAAGTCGGTATTTCGGAACCAGCAGTCTTTGGTACTGCTAATTCGAGCTTTACACGAGGGTTATTTGTAACAGCCTTATCTTGTAATCCATCACAAACTGTAGATACAATAAAAGAAACTACTGGAACACTCGCTAATAAAAGAGTTACTATCAGTGGAATCGATTATGAATTCAGTACTACATTTGCTTTGGATACTGGTGGTTATGGTGATGCATACGGCGATGGTTATGGAGCATCAATTGGAGATTTTCTTGGAAGTGTAATGGGTACAGATACTGGAACAGTTAGTACTGGTAAATATTTACATACATTCACATTAGATAGTACTGTAGAGCCACCATGCTTTAATGTTTGGACAGATAAAGATATAGTTAATACGCAGTGGGTAGGATTTAGACCATCGAGTATTAAGCTTTCATTAACAGCTGGTGAAGGTTTTATACCTATAGAAGTTTCTGGTATTTTACAAGATGAAGATAAGACTAGTTGTACTGGAGATCAGACATTAGTAAATTCTGGCGCTCCAGTTTTAGCTCCATCTAATGCCACATCGGTTAAACTTAATGGAGTAACAGTTTGTTTTGAAACAATTGAAATAACAATCACAAGAGAGCAGGAAGCTGTGCGATGCATAAGTGATAGCCGTTCAATTAATACTCTTGCAAGTGGAAAGACCTTCTCAATTACGTTATCAGCTAGTGGACTACAGTTTGCTAACGAAACAGAAAGAGCTAAGTTTTTAGCTGTAACGAGTTCAAGTTTTGAATTACAATTAACAGATAGTAACAATGAGTATTTAAAGATCGTATTGCCAGAAATATATTATCAGACTTGGGAAGGAGCAGATATTAACGAAAGTGATTTGCTTAGGATAAATATAAGTGCAATATCGAATGATGAGGCTAACGTTAGTACGCCAGCATATGTGGCGCTATACAATACGTACCCTTATCAGTATGATGATAACTCACTAATATCATAAACGTTTAACGAAGGGGAAACAAATGAACGAAAGAGAGAAAATTGAGCAATTGAGTAAAGCTGCTAATGAGGGAAGTATAGAAGAGGGAAATGATTTAGATATCTTATTACCTTCTTCCCGTATTTTCAAGCTTGGAGATAAAGAGTTTAGAATAGCAGAATTGCCACTTAAGAAAATGAAGTTATTGCTCCAAATGAACTCAATAGGGTTAGATACGCCAGACAATTTAGATATAGTTATAGAACTTATTACCCAATTACTCGGAGTAGAAAATAAAGATCTTATTGATGAGTATATGACTTTAACTAAAGCATTAGAATATGGAAAGCTTTTAGCTGACGTTACGTATGCCAATATCCCAATGGCTACTGCTTCTCAAAAAAAAACTATAGATTCGGAGATGGGTTAAGATGGACTTACTTTATTTTGATGAGAGATTTACACTTATCGAAAGTTGATATTGACAATTTAAGTTACGCTCAAGTTTATATTTTTATGGAATGTATAAAAGAATCTAACAAAGCTGCTAGTGATAAACAGAAATCAACAGTAGCAATGAATCAGTTAAGGAAATAATACCAAATGGGTGATCAGAATCTTAAATTACTAATAACAGCTAAGGATCAAGCGAGCGCTAAGCTTAAGGGGTTTAAAGACTCAATAGGCGGTGTAACAAAGTCGCTTGGAAGTATGGGCACAGTTATGGGTGTTGCTGGAATTGGTCTAGCAATGGTAAAGTTTGGAGAATTAGCTCAAGTACAAGCGGGTGCTTTGGCAGATCTTGAAAATGTTGTTAAAAACTTAGGTGGAAATTTCGGTACCTTTAAAGATAAGGTTGTGGACGTTACAGCTGCTCTTCAAAGGAAAACTATTTATGGAGATGAAGCTCAAATAGCTGCATTAACAACGCTATCTACTATAACCCAAGATGAAGAAGGGTCATTAGGAAGAATGCCTCAGTTATTAGATTTTGCTACAAGTGCTAAAATGGATTTAGAAAGTGCTACAAAACTATACGGTCGAGCGCTAGAAGGTGATATAAGTGCATTGACTCGCTATTTTCCTATGGTTAAGCAACTTCAAGATGAAGGGAAAACCAATACAGAGATAATGGAGAAAGTTACTGAAATAACAAAAGGGTCTGCAGAAGCTTTTGGGAAAACACAACCAATAACGCAGTTTAAAAACGAGTTAGGTGATGTTGGAGAAGAGATTGGTATGGTGGTACTGCCAGTAATTACAGACTTGTTACATGTATTTTCTGGATTACCAAAAGTGCTAAAAACTCTTACTGTCGGGATAGTTGGTCTTACAGCAGCAGTAATGTTAATGAGCGGTCCTGTAGTAGCAGTTATTGTAGGAATAGGAACACTCGCATTAGGAATAGGAAAGCTTGTTGCTCAAAAGAAGTTTAATACCGCTGTAACTGAAAAAGAAACTGCTGCTGCCGTAGAACAGGCAGCTGAAACAAAAGACATTACAAATCTTTTATCAATTCAGACTAGAGCCGAGCACCAATTAAGTAAAATCGAGAAGGACCGTACAAATGCACAGAGTAGGCTTGTTCTCGCACTAACAGACGTCAAAGAGTCCGGATATGAAGTTGCAAACCAATCCGACACTCTTAGAGATAGATATAAAAGAGAGATTGAAGCCATTAATGAGAAAGAGAAAGCATTAAAGAGGTCTCAGACCACACTTAATAAGGCTTTGGGCTTAGACTTACCAGACGCTGCTAAAGTTAAAGATAGTCCTGGTAAGTCTGGTGACGAACTAGCGGCTATAAAAGAACTTAATGCGAAAAAGTTAGAATCCCAAACACAATTAATAAACGAATTAGCCGTTATAAATGCTGACGGTTTTGACAAGGAGAAGATCGCACTAGAGCAATGGTATCAGGACAAACTTGAATTAGCTACTGGTAATAAGGAAGCGGAAGATGCTTTAAATGATGCATACTCTATTAAGCAAGAAGAGATAAGACAATTAGAAATAGAAGCTTCACGTGAACAGAATCAATTTCTTCAAGATTTAAAAATTGGAGGAATGGAAGAGGGTTTCGGTAAAGAGAAAGTCTTATTAAATAAATGGTATAAAGCGCAATTAAAACTTGCTGGAACTAATGCAGACGCTAAGGAAGAAATAGAGAAACAACTTAATAAGAAAAAGTCTGAGCTGCAGATTGCTCAAATCCAAGAGGGACTAAGTCAGAGCACTACTATGTTTAAATCTTTAGGAGCCTTAAATAATGAATTTATGAAGGTGGCTAAGGCTAGTGCTATAGCTATGGCTCTGATAAATGTTAAAGAAGGTGTTACTAAAGCATTTGGTGACGGAGGAGTCTTAGGATTCATAACAGGAGCTGCCGTATTGGCACAAGGTATGGCACAGGTACATTCGATTACAAGTACTTCTTTACCAAGTTTCCAAACAGATACAGGACAAACAAGACGTATTCCTGCGCCAGCTGGCGTACCAGTTACAATTCTAGCTCACGGTAATGAGATAATTGGAAGAGGTGGTGGAGGTGGTGGAGGTGGAGACATTATTGTTAATGGAAGTATATTCGATTTAGATGGTACTGTTTCAATACTAAGACAAGCGTTTTACGACAGATCAAAAATAGACGGATTACCAATTCAACAGAGCTAAAATGGATTACCAATTCAACAGTTTGCGTAAGGGGATAAAATAGAATGCCAGTTTTGTTTGGGAAAGCCAGCGAC